CCTGCTTTCCCCCATCAATTTTTTCGTTTTTGGATTCTCCTTCAATGCTTCTTGTAAATCCCTGATGAAGACCTGTACTTGCCAAACCTGTAATTGCACCATAGACAATGGACTCCATTGCGACACCTCTATCAGCAATACAGCCAAGAACCGCTCCTAGAATTGCTAAAATCAATGGAATATACTTATTAGGGATAAAATCCAAGGACTTCTTCATGACATAGCCAGCAACCAGACATGCCGCCATTACGATAGGAATGTAGTATTGCGTAATAAACTCTAAACTCATATTTGTGTACCCCTCTCTATTTATCAATAATACTTTCTAAAAGTTCATCTCTTATTTTTTTCATATTTTCTATGCCATTTCCAGTAATTTGATGATTCAACATTGCAGCCAGGCACTTTGACTGCTGCCGTTGCATTTCTTCTAGTTTTTGTAAACGGCGGTAATCTTTCTCCGAATGTTCTTCTAAGAGTTCAACTCGGTTGCTGAACTTAAATGCCGGATGAATAATTTTATAGATTACTGCACCAGCACCGCCGATAATACTGATGCTTCCACAGATTGCTAAGATTTGCTCAAGCATAACTTTCCTTTCTATAGAACAAAGCGGACAAGTCCCCTTCAACTCCCTAAATCCCTCAATCATGAGGGACTTGCTCCGCTTTGCGCACCAAATGCGATTTGACGTAGTCAAATGATTTCCTTACGTATTTGTGTGCATACTTGCCCGCAGGGCTTTTTTATTCCATAGGGAGGTTTGAAGAACTTTCCTATGAAATAAAAAAAGGCCACTTAAATGGGCCTTGGATAATGATAATAAATATTTGAATATGTTGTGCAACTAAATTCCTATTTATATAAAAAACTTATTTATGAATATAACCCCAGATAGTGACTTTATTATTCACATTTGTTTTCGTTGCTCTTACATAAAGCGAAGTCAAATCCTTTTTATAAATTTGCACTTCATCACCCCCAATAATTAATCGTTGTGTACTTGATGTCTGTGTTAAATAATCAGAAGGATAGAATATTGTTTGATGGATATTTCCATAACTTCCCCATGCAACTATCAAAAAAACATACGAGTTCCAATCTATATTGTTATATTCTTTTTCTGAGGTAGAATAATTTTCAATTCTACCAAGAAATTGATAGTTTTTGAAAGCCGAGTTTAGTTGTACAACCTCGCTCTTAACTTCATTCACAGCTCCCACCAAATTCTGCTTCTCACTTGTCGTTAAATTCTGAAGGCTTCCCACCGCCTGCTCCAGCTTATTTAAAGATACTGCCTGCTCTTTTGACATCAATCCATCCAACGCTGGCGTTGCCTTTGGTATCGCATTGGAACTAATTGCGATCCAGTCCGTACCATTATATCTATACGTATAGTCTGTATCTTTTACATTGACTGTCCAGCCATCCTGTGGCTTAGGATACATCTCCATAATATCGGTGTATGTATCCACAGCTTCTTTCCAGTCAATATTTGTCTCCAATGCTGCGAATTTATTATCCACTTCGGATCTTGTATATTTATCATAAAAAGCATTTTTTTCTTCCTGTGTTACATGGATATTAACATCACTGGTATGTTTTTTTAGCGTCTCCATAGAGACTAATCCGGCAGGAGTAATGTTTAATTCAAAAGGATTCTCTTCAGAGTTTTTAAAATGAAAATTCCATACGATTGAATACCCAGGGCTTTCGTGCTCTGTTGGAATATCCTTTCCTTTGGCAGCCTGTGCAATGCAATATAGAATTTCTCCTTCATCTGGATCTTCTGCATAAAATCCTACCTGCCAAAGTTCATAACTTTCTGTTAAACCAATATTTTCAAGCAGTACCGGGATTATAATATTATCATCCGATATTGTAGCCGGCTGCAGCGTCAATTCCTGCATTGGATTGGTAACCTCTGTCTGCTGCCTGAGATACATCACCGGAACTTTTCCAGCACCTGTTTTTACTTTTGTTATTTTTAGTGTTTTTCCGTTTATTAATCTATTATGTAAATCTGCACCTTTTTCTGTCAAAGATGCATTTTCCCATATATCCATTTAGTTCACCTCTTTTTTAATATTCCATCAGGTTTGGTTTATGACAGGACTCTTATTTAAAGCACTTGAACTTGATAATATTCATGTTCTGAAATATAGAGTCCATAATAAATATGGACTACTGCCTCAATGATTTCTGAAACTTTTATTTCATAGACAAGATGTGCAGGTTTCACTCTATCAATAAAAACTTTTGCAGGCTCCAGATCTGATACATAACCCTTGACAAGAACACTGAATGTATTCACATCAGTATTTTCTTTTACTTCCACTTCGTATCCCAGCATTGAAGTAAGGACATCTTCAATTCTTTTTGGATTATTGAACCTGCGCCCCATTTTTTCCAAAAGATTTCTTTTCCGTTCTTCCTCTGAGACATTCTGCCCAGGTACTATCCCATACTGCTTTTCCCAATAATCAAGAGACCATAGATCTGCAGTCTGAACAAAGATCTGATCCTTAAAATGATCTGGAAATACATCTAATTCATCCAGAACTCTTCCAATACAATTAAATAAATGCAGTCCTGTATAAGCATCTCCATAGACAGGACTCACAAACTCTATAATTTTCTGGGCTTCTGGACTGGTCAGTATGTTATCCATTAATTCCGTTTTATTATGCATTCAGATCCCCCCTAATTACTATTTTCAGGTTCGTGCAAAGTGACTGCTGCCTCAGGAATAACATTTGGATCAACTAAAATATTATCTGTTTTTCCTTCTATTTCACCTTCTTTGCAGATCAACAGACCGGAATAATCATAAATCCCCTCAGTATCACCCAGAAGATTAGAGATCTGAGTATATCTGATTTTACCTTCATCTACTGTAGTTTTCAGATAAGAGTTCACAGACTTTTTAAACGCATTTGTCACAGTGACAAGATCTGCCCCTGGTTTTAGTTCAACAGTAGCAGTTATATTGATTACAAGCTTATCCGGAGTTACTACTTCCACCAAAGCATTGATAGGTGCCAGACGGTTTTCGGGATTATCAGGGCTCATAATATAGTTGGTCACCTTGTCCTTTAATTCCTGTAAATCTAATTCATCATTTGAAGGTGTAATTACAATCTTCACTTTTCCGCTATTATCCTGGGGACTGAATATTGTTGCTGTATCTACACCTTCCACTGACAATGCCCATCGTTTATAGTCACTGATATTGCCTACAAAAGAGTCTCCCTGGGACTGGTCATATTCCATAATCCGCTCTCTCAGGCTCTCATCATCTTCTTCCTCTGCCCCACCGGTAATCGGTGCTGGATTTGTTACCTCTGTAATACCGTCAATCAGATCCTCTTCAAGATTTACAGTATTATTAGCACTATTTCCATTCAGTCCCGGCTCCGTACATTGGATTTTTACATCCACACTGCCTTCAGAAGTAATTACTGCTTCCTCCAACGTTTCATACTCTTTTTCCGGTTCATCATTGATACTTTCTGTAGTAAATATACTTCCTTCTGGGATTACAGTGCCCGCAGTTCCCGTAATATGTAAAACTCCAGTGGCATTAATCGCTTCCTTCCGCTGAAACCCTCTCGTCTCTGCATGATAGTCAAGATAAGCACCTTCCGCGTATCTTGGCCAGATCAGCTTCAATGCTTCCACTAATTCAAATTCTTTCATTCTGGATACTTCAATCGCAGTGGGTCTTGTGAGATCATATACATAACCTCCTTCAGACTTGTCTATGTCATCAGGAAGAATGTCCAGCATTTTTTTATGGATTTCTTCTTCACTCGATTGATCTAAAAAGGAAGGAATTTTGAAATCATCCTCTTCCAATTCTTCCTCATCTATTGTTTCTAAAAGTTCCTCATCCATCTGTATCCTCCTTTCTATCTTTCGATTGTTGCTTTCAGTTCAATTTCATTGGAATCAATTCCAATTACATTACAGGTAACTTCCAGTGAATCAGCATTCATCCATTGAAATGTTACGGACTGTACCATATCCGTTCTTCCATAGGGATCTGCCTCTAAAGCCTCTGTAATCTCATTTTCCAGAATACTTTCTGCTTCTTTTCTCGACTCTGCCTGAAAAGCACTCTCTATATCAATTCCGATATCATCACTGTAGGCCTGGCACACATATCGTTTTGTTCTCAATATTTTCATGCACCACTGGATCCATGCTTCCACTCCGTTGGCCTCAACCAGTTTCTTAGTCCCATCTCTTTTAAAATCCTCCAGATTATCATCGAAATAGATGCTTTTTTTATATCCAACAGCTTCTTCATCCGAGTCATCATCAATTTCATCCAGTTCCAATTCTTCATCTTCAAAATCTTCCGGAAAAAGATTATCCATGCTATCACCTCTCATTCTTTCCCTTTAGATATTTTACCAATCACCACCGGAGTCTCATCTGCCCATAGGACAACGACCCGATCCTGATCCTTCAATACAGATTTCTGTCTGCTTGTCACATCCTGGTCCTCATCAAACTTACAGACAATATATTCCCCTTCTTCCATGACATCCTTTGGAAAACTATCCAATACCAGCCCTTTCTTTGTAATAGTTCCAAGCTCTGCCGTGGGGGAATATCCAAAATCTTTAACTTTTCCCATTCTTTTCTGCAAAATTGCAGCCAGTCTGACACTTCCTTTTGCAGCCATTATTTCTCGACCTCCAATTTCATCTTCCCATTTAGACAGTCATGTTCAACGCCAACAACAATATAGTATCCTGCAAGTGCCCCTGCATTGCTTTTAATTTTGTGGCCCTTTCTGACATAAGGATTATTGACAGCCTCCAAGGTTCTTTCGTATTTTGGTTTTCCGTGCTCTTTCAGGATTTCCTTTGCTTCCTTCTTAGCGTGAACTGTTTTTTTATCATCGGAATCTCTCATTATGATTTCTTGCAATGTACCATATTTTTTTGTATCACCTTTTACAACGGTAACTTTTTTAGGAGGCTGTTCCTTGGTGGATTGTGATTCCTGCTCCCTATAAATAGCCACTTTTGTTATAACGCCATCCATAGTAACCTTTGTATTCTCAGTTAGAGCTGATTCTTTTTTGTTAATCGTATATATTTTGGTGTTTGTTCCCCTTTTTTTTACTGTCAGAGCTCCGCCTTCAAAAGAAATAACATATTTTGTACCAGTTTTCTTTTTCACCTCATTCAGCACTGCAATAATCGCATCTGATACGTTAACTTCACGTATAATGGTCCGTTTGTGTTTAATGTTCTTATACTGAAAGTCGAGTTTGACTCCCCATCGTTTACAGATTGTCTGAAGAATACTCTTCGTACTTTTCCCTTTAGCAAAGAAAAAGTTATCTTTTGTATTCTGAAGATAAATCAGTCTGTCATAGGCGGTTAGTGACAGGTCTTTTGTAACGTCACTGGTATAATCTTTCTCCCAGATTGTCCCCCTAAATATTTCCTTATAATGCTTCCCAGTCTTACAGGATAATATCAGAGTGTCTCTGACCGTGATGTTATTATACAAATACTTCTTTTTATCTTTGATATTAGGTATTGTAATTGTAACTCCCTGAGCCAGATCATCCTGATTTTGTGTAACCGTTAGGCCAGTTAAAATCTTGGAAACATTGTAAACAGCTTTTTTTGTTTTGATGGTACATTTATAAATAGGGTTCTGGAGTGTCCCTTCCATAAGATTTCCTCCTAACTAACCATCTTGGTCAAAGTTTTGATACCTGCCATTCCGTCAGCTTTTAAATTATGTTTTCTCTGGTAGGTTTTAATTTTTGCCTTTGTTTTAGGTCCATAAATTCCATCTTTCGTTGCTCCGACTTTGCCCTGTACGAACTTAACGACTTCGCCCCTGCTTCCGCTTTTAATAACAATTTTTTTCAAAATGGTCTTTGTGGATGAGTCTAGCTTTCCATTTACCGGAACCTTGCCATATTTTTTATCCTTATTGATAGCTTTCTGCAAAGCAAGGATCGATAATTTTTTCTTCTCAGCTGCAGTCGCTGGTGGAATTGTCAGCACCTGTCCTCTATAAATTGTGTATTGGGATTTTACTTTTTTTCCCTCTTTTTTCTTTTTCGCATTTTCTTTATCAATTAAAGTCTTATTTGCCTTATAAATCCTTTGATACTTTGTACCATCACCATAAAACTTCTTAGAGATATCCCTTAAAGTCTCTGAGTTTCTGCCTACCTTATATTTTTTTGTACCTTTCTTACTTTTCCTCACGGTTCGCTTCAGTTTTAATTCTGCCGCTTCGATAAACGAAATCGTATATTTATAATCTCCTGCAGCGGAAAGGGTGCAGGTAAATTCATTTACATACATTAGCTTTGATTTAAAGGCAGTTTTCGATATTTCAACCTGTACTTTTTTATGTTTTTGCCGCCAACGCTCAATCTTATCTATATAGAAACCGGGCTGTTTCAGTGTTCCCTGAATAAACTCAAACTTTTCTCTGGTGATTGCCGGGAAAATACCTTCCCAGCCGATAGTGCACAAATTACGTCCCTTGGGAATGCTGACTTTTCCTAAATCTAAAATCTCGTACTCTTGGAGCCTGGAGGAATTTTTGTATTCTAACTCTCCTGGCAGAAGCGGAATTGTAATACCGCCATCTTTATTTCCCGGCTCGTATAATTTAATACTTACTTCTTTCACATTTTCCTCCTTTCATCTGTTATGCCACTGGAATATTCTTATAGGCTCCTTCGACAGCATCTGCAATGATAGAACAGAGCTCATCCGACACCTGTCCCCTCTGGGCTTTTAATAGCTGCAGTAAATCTACATTTTTTCCAGATCCTCCACCGTTTCCTTTTACATTGATAGAAATATTGCCTACAGAAACTTTTACCGGAGATTTTTTGTGATTTGCCGAGGTTTTGCCTTTGCTCTCTGTTTTATGTACTGCAGTCTTTTTAGATTTTTTAACAGACCCAGCCGACTTACCTCCCACTATCGCTCCATTGGCATAGCCCGGGACTCCAAGCATAGCACCTGCCTGATTCCACAAATCCAACCCTCTTTGACGTCGCTTACTTCCCAGTGGAATGATAGCCTCAGGTCCATCTTCGCCCACATAGCTCAGTGTTGTTTTGTTTACAAAACCACCATCCGCATGTGGAATTGCTGGAGATGCAAAAGGTAGCAATCCCCCGGACTTTGACTTATGAAGTAATTCTTTTTGTTTCTTTTCTCTTTCTCTCCTTGAAATCCTAGGATGGCTTCTTCTTGAAGAATTTCTTTGACCTGAGTGTGTCCCTACATTTGATTTTGATGGAAGAATAGGTTTTTTTATACCAACATTCCAGGGCTGAAGCATTTGAAGAACTGGCGGTTTCTTGGGTTTATATATTTCTTCTTTCTGTCCAGGTTTCTTAATAACCAACCCATTTGCAGTTTCTTTGATCCAATAAGTATTTTTCTTATTATGAGAATCTGGCTTTTTGGGAACAAGATCTTTTTTTTCTTTATCCCAGACTGCTCCATTTTTATCTCTTAAATTATCTAAATAATTATCTTGTGAAAATCCCATCGCCTTCCCCAGAGCTTTCTTGATTCCTTCTTTTGCTATGCTTCTTACAATTTTCGGAACTTTGATATTTTCAGGTATTTTAATGTTTTTGGGTAATTTGTTTCCGGAAATTGAAATAATTTTGCCTACTCCTTTAAATACTGTGCCTAACAATATATCTCCTGATGTGTCCAGTATTTTTTTTGCAATTTCCTTTCCAGGATCTTCTGCCACTACAACATCGTGTATATCAGATATTTTAGCTAAAATTTGGGCTTTCGGACTAATTACATCTCTTATTTCCTTAGGTAATCTATTCATTGCATTACCAATCTGTGGGCCGAACAAATCATTAAATGTATTGTCATATTCTTGATCTGCATAAGCTATAACTTGATTTTTAATTTTTTCTTTCCAATAATCAACAACCCCTCTTCTAAACTCTTTCTCTTCTTCAGCAAGCTTTTCGGCTTCAGGCGCAACTCCCATATTAGAATTGTTCATTACCCACTCTGTAGAAACACTTCCTGAAGATAATAGTTTATTCTTTTCATTCATTTGCCACCGATTTGGATTTCTGTCAGAGAAGAATTTTTTTATTCTTTTATTCATCTGATTTTCCAAATATTTAAATTCCTGTACTTCTTTCTGAGAAAAAGATTTTTTCTCTCCTGCAACAATTTTATCAATACCTTTTGGTATTTTCCCTGTCTTAGCATAAATCTCAGCAACTTTTTTATTTGTCCCATATGGATCTTTTTCAAAATCTAAATCGCCAATTCCAACTTTCTTTTTCTTTCTATATCCAGTAGAAGTATATTCATATTCATCTCCACCAATCACAATTGTGTCTGACAATTTACTCCCCCTCCTTCCATTCCAAATAATTTTCCAATTCTATTTCTGTGGAGGCAAGGACAAAAGCCCTCTCCCCCCGGCCCAAGCCGAGGATCTCTGAGGGCAGTTTTCCCTGTTTCTGCCAGATGTAATGTAGCTTCCAGGCTAGCGGACTAGCCTCAATCAGTTTTTTGCGTAGTCCTCCACAGTTACCTCAGAGTCATAAAATCCACTTAGTTTATCAATTTGATCGTCAATTGCGTCTTTTTCTCCGGCTCTCAGCACCGTATTAATTACATCAATTCCCTGCAGTACAGAAAAACCTTTTCTTTCAAGGCCATCCATTACTGTTGGATTATCCCACACATTTTCCTTATCCACGGTTGCCAGATAGATTTTCCATGCAGTAAATTCTTCAATTCTTAACTCTTTTTCAATCGGCGGTAATTTAGGATTATTGGGGTTTGCCATTTTCACTACTGATTTTCTTCGCGCAGTCAGTAATTCCTCTTCACTCAATGGACGGATTTTAAAGGAAAAAAACAATTTACCTTTCCTTTTGATCTGGATTTCTGTCTGAAGAGCGTCATCTGTTCTGAAATCTGCTGCTGCCAGCAGCCCCTGTACTAAATCCATCTCATTTTCCTTTGTCACTTCGATTCCCTGTTCTACACTTGTGTTCGCTACATTTTCCATCTTTTATATCCTCCTTATTTACCGATTGATAATATTTCTTCAAAAACCGGAATACTGTTGATCGTGAAACTCTGCTGTCTGGTAATCACTTCACCAGCTTTCAAAGTCATAATGTCAAAGTCTCCGTTTGGAATACAATTCCTTAGTGTCAATTTTTGTTCCTTTTTATCCAAAGAACGTGTTGCAGTGCTTTGGAAATCATATTTCGGTATTTCACCCTCGGCAAGCTTTTTCAGGATCGGATCCATTAAAATATCATCTCTGACAACTGCCCCTGAAAAAGTAAGGGTGAATTTAACCTTATTTGGAATTGAATACTCCTGTACATCCCCTAATGGCTGATATTCGATATTTCCAAAGCTGGCCTTAATCTCATAATCTTTTATTTCTGCTAATAAAATTCTCTCTTTTCCATCAAAAATAAATAATTTTCCGTCATTTCCTGTCATTACTGTACGTACATCAATTTTATCACTCATTCTTTCTCCCCCTATTCTCCTGAAAAGCTGAACTTATAGTTCAGATAAATTTTTTCTAAGCTGTCAATGTCAGATGCCTCAATAATAAAATGTGCATTATCCGGGCCATGTGCCTGTTCCGGATCCTCATAGAAATTTGCACCATCCATTAATTTTCCTTCGTTCACCATTGCGATCAAAACATCCTGTGCCACTTTCACTACATTGGAAATACCGTCTGAGTCACAGTTTACCTTTCCAACCAGAGGTGTGATTGTTCTGTCGATTCTGTCAAACATTTCATATCTGGTCATTGTACGGCGGATCTTTTTCCATCCTGCATCCTGGTTTTCATTTAACGTTGTCAGTGTATTCACTCCGCTGTCAAACCAAACTTCCCCCTCCTCACTTGGTGAGAGAAGAAGCATGCCGTTTTCAATGGCGTGAATATAATCTTCGTTTTTCAAAACTTCAAGAGTATCGACTGCATTCGGAATAACAGTATGTACAACGGACTTATTGGATGGAGTGCTTCCGATAATACCTGCCTGAATAGTAACTGCCTCATAGCCGTCTACTTTATTGCCCTCTGCATCCACATAACCGCTTCCAGCATAGATAAAGTATTCGGAATCAAATGATTTTGCATGTTCCATCCGCTCTTCAAAAGCAACATCACTTCCCTCTCCGACAACACAGGAACCAATGGAACCATTATTCTTTAACCTTTTCATATATGCTTTTAACAGCTCATGTACAGCAGTATCTACGGTATCTGTTACGAGAACATTCCACTTATAAGCTTCAAAGGCCTCCAATGCCGCACTGTATTCTGCGTTTGTAACTGTGGGATTGGTTCCCGGAGTAATCTCCTGCTGTACGACTGAAACTGGTTTTTTGTCTTCCGCAGCTTTTTCAGCATGAAAAACAGCTGATTTTGCGTTAATAATTTCAGTAAGAATCTGTCCTTCATCACCGTCAGCCTGTACTTCATATTCAAACTTTTCCTTTAAAACAGCTCCCTGATATACAGAAAACTCTCTCTTTGTTTCACTTCCTAATTTCTGTTTTAATGAGACCGCAAATGTAATATCCGTTGGATATTTTGTTTCCAGAGAAACCACAGCTGCATCCTCAGCATCTTTCAGATCCAGTGTTCCCTTGGTGCCCCCTGTCCCCAAACGATACACATGAACCTTGGCAGCCCCTCCTTCAAAAAGATTCGTTGCCCCTTTTACTGTCCCTCCTACACCATACATTTCCTTGAGTGTATCCTGTTTTGTGTGAATTGTGACAACTCCTACAGGACCAAAATCAGCTTTTACCGGAATTGCAAAAACTCCTGTCATCGCTCCTGCTACAAGCTTTTTATCCTCTGTTGAATACCTTCTGTAAACTCCGGGTCTTACCTTTTCTTCCCCTGCCTGATATGTTCCTCCCATAGTCTAATGTACCTCCTTGCTTTTATAATCATTTACAATTTTCTTTGCTTCTTTTTCTGATGCTTCTTCTAGTCCGGCAAAAGAAAAAGCAGCTCTGATCAGATCCTCAGATGCTGCAAGAACTTCCGGATTGGAAGCAAATTCTTCCATGCTGTATTTTACCTGTGATTTCAATACTATCCCTCCTGAATATCGATATTACGAATTGGTTGCTTCTCCTCTTCCTGCCGAAGGACCCCATACTGGCACTCAATAAAGAACTGCCGGTGCTTCAGTGGGTTCAGAGTATCATTATAATTTACCTTCATAATGTATAAAGGTCCCCCGTCACTCATGGTCAGTGACTTAATACCTGCCAGCTTTTGCGTAATTTCCCGTATCATAGAAAGCTTTTTATACTGCTCTGCTATAATATGGATCCTGATACCGGCAGTGATCCAGGAATTACACCACGTATCTTTATAAGATCCTGGAGCCATGCTTTCCAGACGGCAATAGATCGCTGATTCACTATTTCCTGGTTTCCAAATATCTTCAAGTGGATCTCTGCTGATTATAACCGCATCCTCGAAAGTATTTTTCAGCCAGCTGTTTAATGCAGCCACCGGATCTGGCTCTATCATTTCCTGCTTTGTAAAAAGCATTCCGTTGAATGTGTAGATGGTCTCCTCCACTGATGTTCCACTTTCTAGTACAGCTGGTTCTGTATGACTCCACCTTGTACCCAGAGTTACATCTATCTTTGTAAAAAAGCAACGGTCCAGCGCCGTAAGAATTGGCATTTTGAAATCCAGGGAATTGGTCTGCTGTCCTTTCTTACAAATAACGTGAAGACGGATCCTTTTGCTAAATTCTCTTTCCATTTCTTCCTTTAATTCTACTTCATAGATCATCCTTGGATACGGATCACTTTCCCACAGTTCATCAGAATCATCGGGAGCTCTTTTTTGAAATATTGCCGGCTTTCCATTATATTTTGCCAGAAGCTTAACAAGATCTGCAGAATCTGCTAATCTCTGATAAATTAAATTTTCTATTTTGCACACCTCCTAAAAATACTTTTATCATTACAGCTGTATTACACGACGGGTTGGGAATTCCTTTTTTCATAGAAGAAAACAGGCGGGAAGACCAAATTTCATAGGTGGGATCTCCTGCCTGTTTTCTCTATTATAATGATATCATTCTGCCAGCGGACATTGTGGGCAGATTTTCTGCCTGTCCTCTACCGACAGGGAAAAAATAAAAGAGAGAAATGAGATCCTTTTAAAAATGGATTTTCAATCTTTTAATTTCTATGATAACTATATCATTATCTCAGCGGACATTGTGGGCAAACACCTCATCACAGAATTTCTGGTACTTCCTCGATGCGGTCCTTCTGTCCATCCCCAGTTCTTCCCCTATCTCCTGCCATCCAAGATGATTGATCGAGCGCAGTCTTATGATCAGTCTCAGCTCTGGATCTTCAATTTCCTGTAAAAAACGTTCAATCTCTGCCCTTGTATATAGTAATTTCTTCACTGATATATCGATAAGATTTTTGATCTCTTCTATCCGCACTGCATAGTCAGCAGTCTTATCGCTGACTCCTCCTCCAAAAGGCATACCGGTCAAAATAGGGCTTTTCATCATACTCTTGCATTCCATCCAATTCAGTTCTTCATTTAATCTTTCAATTTCCTTATTCAGATAATACATCTGTCCCATATCTTTTTCTGTCATCGTATTCCTCCCCTCTTCTTTTATCTTATATGCTTCCAGTCAATGTACACCGCTCCGGAGGTTGGCCTGTAGATTGATAATAGTGGCTTCATCTTTTTCACAGAACGACCGTTGAAACAAATCTGTCTCCTCTTAATTTCCTCCAATGCCCTTCTGCGGTACCGTTCCATCCAGATATTGATTAATTTTGGTGATATTCCATAAAACTCTGATAAATCCTCTTTTTTATAATGATGCAGTAAAATCCCGATGACTGTGTCCATCTGTCCCTGCTCTGTGGTAAAGTCAAACATAACAATCTCCCTTCCAATTTTGTATATTATGCCTATTGCCTTTCACGAACTTATGTTCTATACTCTTTAGTAAAGAGCGTAATTTTGTTACGGCTGCGATTTCGTATGTACAAACAGATATTCCAAAGGCAGATGAGGAAAATATGCTGTTTTTAAACACATTGCTTCCTCAATGGTGAACCTTCCGGAACCTGACAGCTTGTCCACTACGTCCTCCGCCTGTAACTTCAATACACTCGCTGCTTCTTCGTTTGTGATATTGGATTTCATTAATTCCATTTTCAAATTTATATATGGCAACAGTCTACCTCCTATCATTACTCATTTGCGTAATCTCTATTGTCATGATATACTCATTTGAGTTATTTGTCAATGTAATTATACGCATTTGCATATTTTTTTATTTACTTAAACTTTTTAATATGCTATTCTTTCTATAGAAAGGCGGTATATTTTTATGGGTATTGGATCAAAGTTAGAGCTGTTGTTAAAAGAACATCATATGAATCCCAACGAGCTGGCCAAAAAGATCAACGTGGCACCTACCACAATCTACTCTATGATCAAAAGAGACAGCCGGAAAGCTGATATAGAAGTTCTTTTAAAAATCTCAAAGGAGTTTGGAGTCACCACAGAATATTTCTGTGACGATGAATCTCTGATCTCTGACAATCAAAATGAACCATCTTATGCAGATTTGAAAACACTGATCGCAAGGAATGGGAAGGAAATGTCCATCGAAGAAAAATTAGAACTTATAAAGATGTTATCTGAATTATAAAGGATTGGTGGATTTGAATTATCACGATATACTTCTTAAGATACTTGATGTTTACAGAGACTGTGAGATCCAGTCATTTCCGATTGACTGCTACAGTATTTTAAGACACTACGGATACCGGATTTTCACGTATCAGAACATGCGGGACATCAATGAGCGGCTCTATGAATACTGCAGAAATTATTCTGAGGACGCGTTCCGCTACGGTGCCAACCGGATCATTGCCTATGATGAGACAAAGTCTCCTTTTAGGATCCGGTTCTCCATTATGCATGAGCTGGGACATATTATGCTGGGGCATTCCAAAGAATGCTCCCAAAATGAGCACCAGGCTAATTTTTTCGCCAGCAATATCCTGGCTCCCAGGATGGCGATTCATTTTGCCCAGTGCAGAGATGAGAATGATGTTTCCTCCTGCTTTCAGATCAGCAGAGAGGCCGGTTCTTATGCATTTCAGAATTACAGGCTTTGGAGAGATTCTGTATCCAGAGATGTAAGCGACATTGACGAAGCTATGTACCATCATTTTTATAATGAAGATATCGGAAAATTTATTTTTAGCGTCACAACGTGCAGTATCTGCGGCGAGACGATCTATAATTCAACAGATGACCTATGCATTCACTGTAAGATGGACAAGATAAGAAGAGAGTGCGCTCCTGCACATCTGACAAAAGATGACCGGATCCTAGTTCATATAGAACAGCAGTTTTTAAACAATATATAGCAAAAGAAACGTGAAAATATAACTAAATTCTGATATGCTCCCTTCCAGGCAGACAAATACAATAAGAAAAGCTTGCCGCTTAGACGGGAGCATATTTTATAGAAAGAAAAAATACGGGAATGACACAAAGTTATTTACAAGCAACATAAAAACTGCCAGCAGGCAGTACCTACTGGCAGAAAAAGTTTTATTTTTTATTCTCTGCTTTGCGGGGAACGGTTCAAAATGTAAAAAAGTCTTAATTACTACAGTGTGTCGATTCCTTATTATAATAATTCAGACACCATGATCACTGGCTTCCCATTTTTATAACCAACAATCTTTATTGCTAAACGCGAAATGTGCCCTTCCGCATCCTTAAACTTAGGGTCAATCTGTACTGTCTCTCCAGATTTTATTATCTCTGCCTTGTTGGATGGTCCAGGAATAGGAGTATTTCTCAAATCGCCAGACTCAAACGTCATATAATAAAGCGTAACTCCATTTTTAGCAGTGAACCACATACTCTCTTCATTATTACTTCTGCCTAAGTAAGTTGAAATATAACCACAACTGCCTCTGCCATACCCAGAACACACATCTGAAAAACTTTTTGTAATATCATATCTATAGTAAATAGAATTATCCTTAAATGTGTTCGTGCTATTCAGCCTATTATTAAAGTCTTCTACATTGATGGGGTCAGAGAGACCAGGTACTTTCCCATTATAAGGTTTTCCATTTTGCGTATAATCAGATTCAGCTTGTATCTTATAAGTTTTTACATACTTCCCTTTTGTGTCATACAGCTTAATTGTGCCCGTCGCGTTGCCTGCAGCTTTTTTCATTTTCACTGCAAAATATCCTGTCTTGCTGCCAGCCTTTTTCGTATACGTCTTTCCATTCATAGTTAATTTAATTTTGTACTTTGGCCTTGCATATCCTTTAATGTACTTGGAAGTCTTTGAAAACTTTTTAACTGAAATTGTTTTGGCTAAAATAGAAACTTTTTTCTTCGTGTAGTACTTCCATCTTCTCCCTGATTTCCGATAAGTTTTCACAATCAGACTTTCTCCTGCCGTCTGTTTAGGAATTTTTACGCTGAAATTTCCTGTTTTACTTGCATTTGCTTTATACGTCTGCTTTCCTATTATAACCCGCACCTGATACTTTTTCTTGGTCTTTCCTTTTACTTGTGTTGTCGTATCATACACCTTATTTACGAATAATTTCTTTTTAGCTGCTTTAGCGGAAATTGATGGCATCATAGAAAAAGTTAAAACCCCGCTCATTGCTATGATTGCTGCTTTTTTTATTAATTTATTCATACTTCTCCTCCTTTATTTAAACAAGCTCCCTGTTCTATTTTATCATAATTATAATGAATGATTCTATCTATATTTATATCTCTTCCGGTCTTCGGTAAGAACCCTGTAAAACTAATGTTCTTAAATTAAACATAATCAAATTCGCAGAATTTTTCTATGGAAATCAGGACTACCGGCTCAGCCGGTAGTTTGTCCTGTCCCTATAAGGGACCGTTACTTGTCTTGCATCTAAAGATGCTCTGATCCGGTCCGCCAACCACACTTCGTTCTCCGGGTGCCCGTTAACGGGCCTCTCTTCCCCCTACTTTACTGGCTCACCCGTAAACGGGTCGATGTATTCTTTCAGGGTCATTTGGTCGTATTCGATGTCCTCTTGTAGCTGTTTCTTTATATATTCCTCTATCTTTTTTTGCATTTTTACCTGCTGTATCTACGTAATATCCTCTACACCAGAAATGTCGATTCCCATACTTGTATTTCAGATTTGCATGCCGGTCAAATATCATCAGCGAACTTTTTCCTTTCAGGTATCCCATGATCTGTGACACACTGTATTTGGGTGGTATCTTGATCAGCATATGGACATGGTCCCTGCAGCATTCCGCTTCTATGATCTCGATCTCCTTTCGTTTGCATAACATGCTCAGTATGTTTGCCACATCCTTCTTGATCTGTCCATAGATTATCTTTCTTCGATACTTTGGTGCAAAAACTACATGATATTTACAATTCCACGTTGTATGTGATAGACTGTTATTGTCCAT